TCTTCTATTAGTTTTGGGCTGGTGTGGTACATGCTGTCTATCCCTTTCAGTTTTAGCCGATTTCCTCGGCTCCATGATTAGAATTATACGCCTATTTAATTGTACGTCAATCTAAATATTGGGGAGGATGTCAATCACAGTGATAAGCCTGTTCTGCCTGTTGTAATGGTTTACCGGCTCCTGAATTTCATTCACAAACTTAGCCTCGTCTTCGAGGCATGCAGCGGCCCCCATTAAGGCTGATTCAATAGAGTCGAAGTTTCCAGGAAGCCATCCACCTGAAGACATGCTTATAGAGAATGATTCAACGTCTTCGTTTGGATGCCAAACTGTAATCTCGGCTTCATTCACTTTGTGGTGGCTTATTTTACACATTGCCATCAGCCTTCCCCCTCGCTCAATTCATCGAGCTTGTCACAATCTTGCATTGATAACTCACAGACCATCATTGCTGTGAGCATGTGGCAGTAATCCATATCCAAATTATCAACAGCAACGCTGCCCGCATATCGTCGAACAAACGCCTTAGTCATGCGCTTAGCAGTTTCGTCGCTGGATATAATTCTGAGAAAAAATTTTGCAACATCTTGCGCAACAGCTCTTCTTTCAGCGTTACGATCAACTTTGAAAACCGCGCCTTTTAAATCTCTCTCAAGCCAATCATGCGGATAAACCTTGCAGGCAATCTCGCGAGCTTTTCGCTCTAATATCTTTTCTTCGTTTGCCTTGTAATCAATCACTAAATGCCTCCAAAATAATATCGAACCGCAACCACCGGGGTCGCAACAAACCAAGCAACGGCAATCACCGCCAATAAACAAAACAGCGCCATTGCAACTATTAAAACGTCTACGTGTTCTTACATCTGATTACCCTCACTCAGATAAATAACTTTCATCGCCCATCATGTCGCCGCCCGCGTTGCTGTAAGCCATCCATACTATAAGCAGGGCTATGTAAATTGCTGATAGTAGCGCTCTGTAGTTCATGGGAAACGCCCCAGCTCTTCGCACACTTCTATGAATTTCGCTGCGACTTGCGGCACAATTGCATTGCCGTAACCCCTGATAAGTTCCACTCGATTGGGTATCCCATGAGCCAACGGGCTAATTCCGGGTTCAATGCGCCTCGTTTTTCCGTCTGCGCAATCGATCCAGTTATCGCCCCAACCGTTTCTGCCAGAACCGCTTGATAGCTTAGAGGCTTGCCCCGGCTGTGACTGTCCCGCTTCGCGTTGAATTCCGTTGTAGCTGATTCGCTTTTGTAGTCCCGAGCCGCTGGAGTCGCCCACCCAGTACAATCGTTGCCGAATGTGCGGCGCACCGATGCTCGCAGCGCACAAATCGGCGGCCCCGCTGGCATATCCCATTGTTTCCAGGTCAATGCGTACTCCGGCGAACCACTGACGCCCATCTTTGCTAGCAACTTGCTCGCCAAAGATTTTTGGAGGCCGTAACTGATCGATGAGCCATTTAGTTGGAGGCCATAAGTGGCGCTCGTCAGCAGCCCCCTTGCCTTGGCCTGCCTGGCTGAAAGGCTGGCATGGGCATGATGCTGTCCAGATTGGTTTATTATCCGGCCATCCTGCGAGTCTAAGGGCGTAACTCCACCCGCCGATTCCCGCGAAGAAGTGGCACTGCCTGTATCCCACAAGCTCGGTTGGTAAAACATCCTCAATACTCCTTTCGTCAACTTCGCCGGGTGCAATTAATTTTTCTTTTATAAGCTCTCGCAGCCATGCCGCTGCGTTTTTGTCGTTTTCGTTATAGTAAGCGATCATCGATAGCCTCAACGTCATTTAGTGCCTTAAATTCACCTCTCCAGCTCTCCAGATCTTCGCGCTTGCTCATTCTGGCTTCTCCATTAGCCGTCTATAAACTGCAATTGCATCGCGTTTTGTCGATTTATAGAATCCTTCTGATGGCATATATAGAGGACATTCGTATATTTCATTTTCCTCATCGCCAGAGTTGGAGCAGCAAACCACCTTGGTTGCATAGTTCTCTTCCGGGCAGTATTCCCATAACTCCAAATCTGAACCGCAAAACGGGCATTCCGGCAGCGTGACACCTGGTGGCACTTTAAGTTTGTGATAAAGTTCTTTGCTCATTCTTGCTTCTCCCGCTCGTCGCCCAGGGCTTTACTTGAACTTACTACTATCCATTCACTCAGTTCGTATCATTAATTGCTGGAGACAATCATATCCTCCACCTGCACAACCAAAGCTGCAAGCTGCCTCACAAGAATCATGGCAGCTTTGGTTGTGCGCAAGTATTTTGCTTTTCAGCCTCTCGTTCTCCGCTTTCAATCGGCTAACTTCCAACGTCAGGCAACGCACCAGTTCGTCAGAATCAGACTTAACAAACTCGATCAGTTTTTCAAGCCGATGCAAAAACCAAGCTGATCTATATGGGTCCGAATCATCGTATTCGTATATAAATCTGTGCAGTTCATTTGCGTAAGGAGCGCCATCGGAAAACTCTCCTCCTCTTTCTTCTTCTGCGTATTTGGAATTGCCAACTCTGAGGCTGCATTCTTTCCAGTCCGGAAGGTTATTGCTTGGTGTATCGTCACGGATCTCGGTCATTCTGGCTGCTCCGGTGGCTTTGGTATTGCATATTGCAATGCTTCTTGCATTGCCTGCATTCTTTCAATAAAAGGATCAAGTCTGTCAGCAGAAAAAATAATTTCATTTAACGGTATGGCGCTAACTTTTTCATGATGGTTTGCGTGGGACTCTGCATATTCCTTTGTGTAGAGTTCTGCAAGCTCAGCACGTGCTGTGTATCCGCTACTGTTGTGGGCGTACCACATGCCGCATTTTCTTAGCAAATATGGCATTTCAACAGGCTCATCCTCCACCTTGGGCGCCGCTTCGAGCATGGCTTTGTATGTATCAACGCAGGTATAAGAGGTTTTACCTATGTACTCCCCATCTTCAGTTTGTGTGGGTGTAAAAAACCAATCCATATGCGACTTGTGTGCAGCCTCGATCATTTCCTTTGTCGGCTCAACCGGCACCATCACCGTTTTGTTAGTCATTTCAAATCTCCCTCAAAACAGCGTCATAAATCGCCCTGATTTCATGGCCGTTTACATTCATTCCGCGCGACAATAAACCGCGCTCTATGTTCTGCACTTGCTCGTGCGTTAGTGCTGGGTGCCCCATCAGCTTGCGCCATTCGCTATAGTCCATCTCGCAGTCATAGATTGCACAATCTATATTGCTGCATGAGTAAACCACTACGTTTGCGTAAATCATTGAATCAGTATTACTCCCACACAACTTACAGCATGGCAACGCCCTATATTCCGCTTTTGATTCAGTCATCGGTCTGCTCCTTTCTTGGTGATACGTCAGCCCAACGGCTATCCCCTGTAGAAATTATCACCTTTCCGCTTTCGGTTAAGCCAACCAGAATGTAGTTGCACTGTGTCGAGTATGTATTCTCAACGCCAAACCCAGACACTTGGACAATCCTATCTATTTCGAAAACCTCGCGCTTAACCGCCTCCCAATCCTGGCGGCTGACCATCGCAAAATCTGCTTCGTGGCCCTGGCACGCGTCAAAGTAGCCGTCTATTGTTTTTATGCTCATTTCGATAGCTCCAAAAATTCACCAGAGCTATTTACTTTGTAAAACGTTCCAGCTTTCAAGCCCTCTCCGATGTAACCGACAGCTATTCGGAAACGACCATGCTCGTCTTTGTATGTCAGGGCAATTGCGCCGTCTTTTCCGGCTTTTGCTTTCGACCTTAAACCGCATGACATAACCACTGAGTCATCCCCACTGGCTGCGAGCTGTGAGCAATCCCCACTGGCTGCGAGCTGTGAGCGATCCCCACTGGCTGCGAGCTGTGAGCGATACCCACTGGCTGCGAGCTTTGAGCGATACCCACTGGCTGCGAGCTTTGAGCGATACCCACTGGCTGCGAGCTGTGAGTCATCCCCACTGGCTGCGAGCTGTGAGCAATCCCCACTGGCTGCTGTCTCTTTGCCGCAAGCCGATAGCAGATAATCAACGGACTTCTTGATAAAATCCGGCAGCTTCAGCTCCGCTTTTATCGTAATTTCCGCAGTTGCTATTTTTGAATCGTCGTCGCACTTGCTTGAATTACTAGAGCCTGAGACGACTGCGAAACGGCTAGTTGTTAAATCGTAGTACGATAGAACGTCTAGCGGATTTTCGCAAAAGTGGAAACCGTTTTCGCAGACTTGAATGTCTCCATCCTGCTTGTACGACTTTCCGATTTCGTACTGAAAGCCTCGGCACTTGAGGTCGTTATCAAATGCCTTGTATCCGATGATTTCTATTTTATCGTTCAAAATAATTCCCCTTGGTTTGCCGTTTTGAATTCGCGTTTCACTACAAGCCCGCCGCAACTTCATCATCGCCTTGCTCTTTCATTAAGCGCTCGTATCTCTCGTATACTGGGTCGAACGGATTTAAATTTTCTCGCTGTATCCTGTCCCAAAGCCTATCAATGGCTGCCAGCCTGGGCACTGCTCTGCGTTCGTATTCTTCGATTGACAATGATGGCTTAATCTCCTGACCGCAGCATTTACAGTTCATGTTTATATCCTTATTCAGCTCGTCTAAATTTAAAATAAATCAATTATACTATTCGCATAAACCATACGCGCTACTACACTCGCTTACTCCGTCGGCAGCCGACATTAAATCATACTGCCTGCCGCCTCTGGTTGTTTTCGCCCATTCAACCATCCTATCTATCCCGTGGGTTGTATAATGTATATCGTCATCATCGCCAGCTAAAGGATCAGATAATCCGCAAAAAAATGTCGATAATTCCCTTCGGCTCGCTAATGACACTATGTGCTCCCATTCTTTGACTCGATCAACTTCTTCCGGGCACCTTAAAGCTATGGATTTCAATTCGCCTTTTGAGCAGTTCACGCAAGGCATACAGCCGACACGGTTCATTCCCATTTTATATAGAGGGTTTGGCTTAACACCCATAAACCTGTGAGCCTCAAAAACTGAGTCGACATTCCACCTAGCTAGCGGGCGATAATTAAAAAGCCCCCCTCCCACTTCCTCAAACTCTTTTACGTATCGCCGCGCTCTGGACTCGTCACGCCTTACGCCCTGCCAGCTCCATACTGTTTTCCCCTTATCAAGCAGTGGCAAAAAAACCTGCTGTATGATTGGGTCTCTTTTTAAATGCTGGGTGCAGAATCTGGCCTTGGTTGAAGGGAACCGACCTTTCCACAAGCACAAATCCAGAAAAGGGTTCCCGGTCGGCTTGAGAACTTCAAGCGCCCGAGATATTGCGCTGTCAGTCCAGCCGGGAAGACTGCCCGCCTGCAGCTTTTTCCTTTTTCTTTCAATCTGCATAGAAAAATCAGCTCTTACTACACGAATCGGAAGCCTGAAAAATTCAGAAAGATATTCTATGTAGTCATAGGTAGCCTGGTGTTCATGCCCAGTATCAGCAAAGACCAAATATATATTTTCCGTATCCAATGCTCGCGACAATATAATAGTTGCGGTTGAGTCTTTCCCACCACTAACTGAAATAATGTTATCAATATTCAAGCAATACCCCCAAACGAATAGGTTTAACCCGATCCTGAAACGCCTTGTCTGACCAAACATTCATTTCGATAGCCTCAAGCAACAATAAAACCAACAGCTAAGAAGGCCAGGAAAAAGACAATCGCATAGAAAAGAGCGCGAGAATCAGTCTGAACAGCGCCGCAATGAACGCACTCTCTTTGCGTAGTAATGCGCTCGTCAATCTCGCCTGCTTTGTAGTACCAGTCGCCGTACTTGTGAATTCCGAATTTGCATAATTTCATTAGTGAACCCTCAAAATTGAATTAGAAAAAATATGATTAGAATAATGACGCCGTACCACTCGCCGCCGGTCGTCCGCGTTCGTTCCAAGTTGTGCGCTTCTATTGAGTTTTTTATTATGCTCATTGAATGCGCTTCCACTGCTTGTAATGTTGAATCAGGCCAAACGGCATCACGATCTGCTTGATGCCCATTGCGTTTACGACAACTCGAACCGCTTTAGTGTGTGGCAATCGCACATTAAACAAATTCTGCGGTTTGCTGCTTACTCCGGTCTTAATCCCGTTAGCGTTGAGCCACGCTTTGAATTCATCGACTTCTTCAAATTTCAGCGAGTGTTGCAATCCCGTACTGTCAACTCTGCGATGCGTTTTATACTCGATACCGCGCTTGTCTAATCTGGATTTCAATGTTGTTGTTGACGATCCAAGCTTTTCGGCAACTTTGTATATCGGAATGCCGCTATCAAGCAGTTTTTTAGCCCGATTGATGTACTCTGCGTTTTCTTCTTCGATTTCCGAATAATCCGGTATCGGCATAATCGGCATAGACCACTTAACCGGATCGCCCTGGCGTGTGTAGTAGTGTGTAATCATTAGTAAGCCATCCCCTTATTGTGGGCGTTAAAGGGTATGTCATCGGCAAAGTCACCGCCTGCCGGATGCTGGCTTTGCGGCTGCTGATATTCATTTGACGGGGAACTCTGAGACGGCGCTGCATGTCCGGAATCGCTGCCCTTTGAGTCGAGCATTTGCATACGGTCTGCCACTATTTTCGTTGAATACCTGGTTGAGCCGTCTTTCTCGTATTTGTCGGTTTTGAAGCGGCCAGATATATAGACTTGAGACCCTTTTTTCAGATACTTGCCCATAATCTCAGCCAGCTTTCCGAATGCCGTTACTGGTATCCATTCAGTGCCTTCTTTGTCTTTACCTTTCCAGCCAACAGAAATACTGATAGTCGCAACCTGGTCGCCGGATGGCAGGAACTTAATTTCAGGGTCTTTTCCAAGACGCCCGATGAAATTGCATTGATTTAAATCGTTAGCCATTATGCTGCCTCAAATATTGCGTATCTGTTCGTTTTGATAGCGTCAACCGATGAATCTATTAGCGGAAGAAACTCGTTAATTCGGTTTTCAATCATTTCAAATTCTTTTTCAACTGACTTCTTATGTAGCCGGTAGATAAACAAATTCATGCCTTGCGGGTAGTCCTCGCAATAGCTCACGAAGTCCAACCAATCACGCCCCGTAAACTTCAGGTTAGCAATAACTTGCCATTTGTAAGCGGGGTCAACTCCAGCCCTAGCGACATTAGCGTAATGTACGCTAGGGATTACCGATTTGATTTCTATAAGCCCATTATCACCAACCAAACCATCTGGCGAGCAACCAACAACGTCATTGCAATAAAATCCACCGTTATCCACATTGCAAAATGTTGTTTCTTCGTAAAGCATCCTGGCAACAGGTTCTTGCTCATGACCTCGCTCAGTATGTGCGTTACTAAATCCTGAGTTTGTCGGCTTCCCAGTGATTCGGCCTAGAGCAATATCAACTGCTAATTTCTTGGCTGGATCACCAAACGCTTTACCGTAGTTCGCCATAACTTTGCTTAGGCTAGAGCTTGTAAGTAGACCGCATCGCATTAATAGCCATTCTTCAGTGTTCTGCTCTATGTCGAAAAAATTAAGCGCATTCATTTATAATTGCCTTTTGGTCTTCTTCCGAAATGTCGGCCCTAGCTAATACCGCGTCAAAATTACCATCTCGCAAATACGCAGCTTTTGCGTTTTCCCACATTGTTGTTTTGTCTTTCGTAATAACAGCCCTTGTTATTGCTGGTGGCTGCGGACTGATGCGCAAACCTTCTACAGTGTCGCGGCCAAACCGCACGTTAGGGTCAACGTAAATAGTCACTTTCACGTTCTGCCAATCTTCGATAAAGTGAGAGCCTGCCAAGTCTTTAAGCGCTTTTGAGTTGCTGGCATTCAGTATCATTGGCTTGAGTGCTTCACCTTGTCTCAGTTCGCGCTCAACAAAGTATGCAGTGTTGAACAAGTCCTTTGTCTTCTTAGTTTTGTCCAGCTCAAGCGTTACCCTGGCGATTGTTAAAACTGTAGGACCAACGATGTCAGCGCTACTTAAATATGGTGAGTTAAACGCTTTTCTGTAATGTGTCTTCGCAATCTCGCTCATAACCTACCCCTTAATATGTAATTGCAATGTGCGGAACTTGCTTGGTTGCAATAAGCTTGATGATTTCTTTGCCTTGCGCTTCTGTTATGCCGGAAGTGAGCAGGCCGGTTAACGCCTCGTTATTAATCTTCGCCTGATGTTTTTTGTTGGCTTCGCGCTTTGCTGCTGCTGCTTTTTCCGCTGCTGCACGATCTTCAGCTTCGCGCTTCAGTCTGGCTTCCGTTTCTGCCGCTGCGTTCTTAGCCCGCTCTTCGGCTTCCAGCTTTTCACGCTCTGCTTTTTCAGCGGCGAGTTTTAATTCGATTTCACGGCGTTCAGCGGCTTCTTGTTCGGCCTTGGCTTTAGCTTCTGCTTCGGCCTTTGCCTTGGCTGCACGCTCCTCGGCTTCACGTTGGGCGCGTTCGGCTGCTTCTTTAGCAATACGCTCTTCACGCTCTTTCTGTTCGCGTTCGGCTGCTTCGGCCCGGAGACGTGCAAGCTCTGCCTGTTCTTCTTCGTGTGCCTTCCGGCGCTCGTAACTGATTTGAAGGGCTTCGATTGTCCGGGCTTTTTCCCGATGCGCTTCTGCCTCAAATTCTTCGTATGATTCGTCAATCTCGATGCTGGAAACGCAATCGAGACTTGCCTTAATTTGCTCTGAGTTCGCCTCATCGTGCACTTCTCGCATATCAACAAGGTGCTCCACCTTCTCTTTTAGAGCAGCCACCCTAGCAGCTTCCTTTTCCTCAAACTCATCCAGAGGGCCGCGCACCTCGTCTGCTAACGCATCCATAAATTCACGCATTCTTTTACGCTCAGCATCCACCAGCTTCGGCTGTTCTTTCAGCTTGTCCACCAGGGCTTTACCGGCTTTATCCATCGCCGTTTTAGACTGACGCACCTTGTAAGCATTGGATGCAATAGCATCGCGGCCTTTCTTTGTCGTCAGGTCTGGCACTAATGAACGCGCCTGTTCAGCTATTAGATTAAGATAAGGATCAAAGCCCTTTTCTGCTGTGAAAACGTCTAGTGCTTTTTCTTGCGGTATTTCGATGATTGCTATTTCTGTGCTCATTTTTATTCCCCTTGATTAATTGATTTTCAGATTCCGTGCTTGAGCCACATTCTCAGTCTGTGCTGTAACGTTGCCCGCGCTTCCATATCCGCTATGAATTTGTTCGTGATCATAATACCCACCAAAATATCCCGTACATTGCGACCCACGATGCGCAGTAAATCAAAATGCCTCGCATGATGCCGGAGTCGAATTCGTGTTCGTTGATTACTCCCCGCCCTGAAGGGCGAGGATTGCGCTCGCACTTGTTCAAGCTGCCGAACCTACTACTAAAATGAAGAAGAGAGAGCCGCCGAGGAAAAGGAACAGTGCGGATAGCTCGGTTAAGATTGCTTTAGTCTGGTTGCTCATGACGCATACCCCACTTTAAGCTGAGCGTTGATATCATCGGCCCGAGCAGTGTCGTAGTGACTTGTGCTGTCGGGTTCGTCGCCCACTTCGTCGCTCAGCTCATCAGCGTGATACTTCTCGAAGTAGTCCATTACGTTGTTGAGCAGAGCACCAGCAAGCAGATACGCGTCAGTCTTGTATTGCTCGTCATTCACGCCTCGGCTTTTAAAAGCTGCGATGAAGAATTCCTTAATCAGCGCTTCCTGGCCCATTGCGATGTCGTTGAAGGCGTCCATGAATACTTCTTCATTCATGGCTTCCAGCAGTTTTACAATTTTGTCTTTAGTGCTCATTGTGCTGCTCCCGATGCGATTAACTTCATCGCTGGCTTAGCCGGGACGCCTTGAATCTTGTCGTGCGTTTTCCATTTGACGGTGAGGCCCATACGAGCCATACCGCGAATGATGTCAATGACTGGCGTTTCGTCTGGCACTTCAATTGTTATTGTCTTGCTCATCTATCTGCCCTCGTGCTGTTCTTTGCTTCGACTAGGTAATATTATCACGGGTAATTCATTTGTAAAGCCCAATGAAGCATTTTTTTATCCCACCACACAAATTAACAAAGGGTTGACTATATCAATAACCTAAGGTAATGTGTGATTAATCTGAACCAGAGGACCATTAAGTGACATCAATTGAAGCGATCAAAGAAGCCTTATGCTATTTCGGCACCCAGCGGTCAATGGCTGAGGCTGTTGGCGTAACTCAGCCGTTTATAAGTCATTTGCTTTCGGGGAGAAAAGAGGCTTCAGCGGAGCTTTGCATAAAGATAGAGCGGGCGCTAAAGAAAAAAGTCACGGCAAAGCAACTTAGGCCGGATATTTTTGGGTGATTGATTTACGTCCAGGTTTGACAGAGAGGCTTAATGTTGACGCAGATAGACGCGGGTAGTGGTTCTGCAAACCGATACTAAACGCGCCACGGGTTCGACTCCCGTAACCAAGGACACCTGCCCACTACAACCTCGCCTCGATAGCGGGGTTTTGAGGTGCAAGGCGAACAAACCAAAAACACGAGGGATAAAAATGGATATCGGCGATTTAACGCTAAACCAAATTAAAGAAATATCAAAGATGGTCGGCAACAAAAATAGCTGCGGGCTAAACGCGATGATAGGACAAAAAGTCATTGTTAGAACGTACTCGGCTGGCGTGTGGTTCGGTCTTTTGTCGGAGAAATCAGGAAGCGAAGTCATTTTGAAAAGCGCTCGCAGAATGTGGCGTTGGCACGCGGCTGAGTCAATCTCATTGAGCGCGGTTGCACTGCACGGCATCAATCAAGATAAAAGCAAAATAGTCGAAGCTGTGCCGATGCAATGGCTTGAAGCCATAGAAATAACGCCGTGCTCCGAAGTCGCAGCAAAAAGTTTGGAGGATGCAGAAAATGTCAAAGCTGGATAAAAACATCGGCTCTGGCTCTGGCTATGGCTATGGCGATGGCTATGGCGATGGCTCTGGCGATGGCTCTGGCTATGGCTCTGGCTCTGGCTATGGCGATGGCCATGGCGCTGGCTCTGGCGATGGCTATGGCGATGGCCATGGCGATGGCTATGGCCATGGCCATGGCTCTGGCTCTGGCTATGGCTATGGCGATGGCTCTGGCGATGGCTATGGCCATGGCCATGGCGCTGGCTCTGGCTCTGGCTATGGCGATGGCGATGGCCATGGCGATGGCTATGGCGATGGCTATGGCTATGGCGATGGCGATGGCTCTGGCTCTGGCTATGGCTATGGCGATGGCTCTGGCGATGGCGATGGCTCTGGCTCTGGCGATGGCTGAACTAAATAAAAATTACATAAGCCGCTTAATTGCGGCTTTGTCAGTAGAGGCGGTTAACTCGACCTTAACGCCTCTTCTTCTCTTCTCGCCCTCGGCAGCGGGGGCTTTTTTTTAAAGAGGTTCGCATGCTCACATTCGATCAACTGTTAATTATTTCCCCAGAAGCCAGAGAAGGCTACTTACGCATGAGGCTGGAAAAGGCCATTCAAGACAACCCTAAGGCTGAAGGTGTGCTCAGACGTGCCCAGGCGCTTTGTGATCGGGCGTTCGGCAACAGTGAGCAGTGAGTATGGCGAACTCAAACGACATGCTGCCCGGTTCGTTTGGAGGCGCAGAACAGAGCGAACCCCCAGCGGCAAATCAACATGGACTGAATGGTTCGAGCGGCGCTTCAAGATCAGTCTGGATGAATACGCCCGGCGCAATCGAAAGCCGGAAGGTTCTGAAAGAGGTGCTAATCGAGGAAATGTTCCCGGCTGAAATGATTTCGGATTTGTTCGATAGATATGAATTGCATGGGTTGTAAAAAACAAAACCCGCTTTAGGGAGCGGGCTGTACATCATGAAAAAACTACATCAGGAGAAATAATAGCAATGTATGAGAATTGGATCAAGTTCGAAAAATTGACGCTTGAAAAGCCGGAGGTCTACCAGATGGCAGCAAAGCTAAGGCTGGATAATCACGGAGTGGTAGGGCGCCTGCTTGTCGTATGGTCATGGTTTGACGACCACACAGAGGACGGGACTGCACCGGATTCGGTAGTGCCAATGCTGGATGCCAGGACTTGTAAAGGTTTCTGCTCGGCCATGCAGGAGGTCAGCTGGCTCAATATTAAAGATGGCAAGGTTTCAATATCAAACTACAGCAAGCATAACGGCGCATCATCTAAAAAACGATCATCAGATGCGGCCAGGAAAGCAAAGCACAGAGGGAGAACAGAACAATTTTGTCACAGTAATCTTGTGACATCGCTCGGACAAATGTCACAGCAATCTTGTGACACAAAAAGGAATCAGCGCGGAAAGTTGTCACGTATTCTTGTGACTTTAGTCACGCTGGCACGTTCTTCGCAATTCTCTTTCTCTTTCTTTCTTTACCAGAGGGAAGATATTTACTACAGAGGTATTACTAGGAGCGGGGCGAAATCCGAAAGCCTGGAGGTGAGCTATGCAGCTTAGACCTCACCAAACCAAGGCGCTCGACATGCTCAAATATTCCCTTGGCAAAGGTCATCTTCGTCCGATGGTGCAAGCGCCTACAGGCGCAGGTAAAACAGTTATTGCCCAAGCCATCGTCAAAGGCGCTCTAGCCAAAAACAATCGAGTTATTTTCTGTGTTCCGGCTGTATCGCTGATAGACCAGACGGTTCAATCGTTCTGGAATGCCGGGATCAGGGAGATCGGAGTTATCCAGGCAGACCATGCCATGACAAACCCGTCAATGCCGATTCAGGTTGCCTCAATCCAGACATTGCACCGCAGGCAAATCCCTGATGCTGACGTTGTGGTCGTTGACGAAGCGCACCGCTGGTTCAAATTTTATGAGCGATGGATGAACTTATGGGACGCGGTTCCGTTTGTCGGCTTGTCTGCGACTCCGTGGACAAAAGGGCTTGGCAAATACTACGACGACTTAATTATCGCGGCGACAACGCAAGAGCTAATTGATCAGGGTTATTTATCTGACTTCAAAGTCTACGGGCCTAGCCACCCTGACTTGTCTGGCGTAAAAATTAGAGCAGGCGATTACGCGGAAGATCAGCTTGCCGAGGTAATGAACGGCAGCAGCCTTGTTGCTGACGCAGTAAGTTTTTGGATGAAGCACGGGGAGAACAGGCCGACACTGTGTTTTTGCGTTGATCGAGCGCATGCCAGACATATGCAGGAGCGATTCAAGGCGGCGGGAGTATCGACTGGCTATATCGACGCTTACACCGACCGCGAAGAGCGTGAGTTAATCCGCAAGCAATTCCACACAGGCCAAATCAAGGTTGTGTGCAATGTTGGCTGCCTGACTACTGGGGTAGATTGGGATGTGCGCTGTATTGTTCTTTGCAGGCCGACTAAATCAGAAATTCTTTTTACTCAAATTATTGGGCGTGGACTTCGAACTGCTGACGGGAAAGAAGATTGCCTTGTGTTTGATCATTCAGATACTCACCTCAGATTAGGCTACGTTACAGATATCCATCATGAAAAGCTTGATGATGGCCAGGAGCGAAAAAACGCAAAAACTGAGCCTAAAGAGCGCCTTCCAAAAGAATGCCCATCATGCTCTTTCTTGAAGCCAGCAAAAGTGCACGAGTGCCCGGCTTGTGGGTTTAAGCCAGATAAGCAAACCGATGTTCAGGCCGGAGAAGGCAAGCTTGAAGAGCTAAAGCGAAAAAAGAAAACCAATCGAGAAATGACGGCAGACGAAAAAGCACGTTTTTATGGTGAGCTGAAAACGTGGGCGAGAGAGAAAGGCTACTCTGACGGATGGGCTTCTCACAAATACAAAGAAAAAACAGGAGTATGGCCGAACAGCTATCGTGGCGCTCCGCTTGTTGACGTTTCTGAGGCGACGAGAAATTGGATTATAAGCCAGCAAATTAAGTTTGCAAAAAGCAAGGCTAAGCGGGGGCAGGCAGCATGAAGACAATTGACGCAGCTCGTAATAAGTGGGGAGAGATACTTGTAAGGCTCGGAATTGATCAAAAGCATTTGCGAGATGTTCATGGGCCTTGTCCAGTGTGCGGAGGAAAAGACAGGTTCCGTTTTGATAACAAGAATGGAAACGGAACTTGGTATTGCCATCAGTGCGTACCAAGATCAGGAAATGGCCTTAACTTGCTTATGGCTTATCACGGCTGGGATTTCGCCACAACAGCGAAAGAGGTGGATGCGATTGTTGGAAATTGTTCCGCAATCGAGCAAAGGCAGGAAGTTAAAAAAGACCCGAGAATTAGGCTTAAGAAAATACAGAAAGGACTTAAGCCAATTGACGGAATTAATCCTGTTTCGATCTACCTGAAGAACAGAGGATTGCCAAAGTCAGCCTGCTTAAGCTTTCACCCAAGACAGCCATACTACGATGCGAAAAATAATAATGCATACCTTGGCAGCTTCCCGGCAATGGTCGCGGTGTTCAAATCTCCGGAAGGTACTCCTCTAACTTTTCATCTTACATACCTAACCGCACATGGAACTAAAGCAGACTTGCCCAGCGCAAAGAAAGTAATGCCAGGAATAGCAAAGCTACACGGCGGCGCTATCCGACTGTTTGATCCTGCAAAAGTTATGGGTATAGCTGAAGGCATTGAAACAGCCTTAGCATGTTACAAGCTCTTCAAGGTTCCGACATGGGCAGCATACAGCTCCTCACTTTTGGAAAAGTTTGTTCCTCCACCGGAGTGCGAGCACCTGATTGTGTTTGGCGACAATGACACGAACTATGCAGGCCACAAAGCTGGTTACGCACTTGCTAATCGCTTGGCAGTAAAAGGTATGAGTGTTGAGGTGCGAATGGCAAATTCAATCGGTGCAGACTGGGCCGACGAAATTAAGGAGCACTCCAAATGAGCAAGCAATGGAAGCACGACGAGTTACAGCACGATTTGGCCTGTCACTTGAGAGCAAACCCTGTTCGTATGGTCTGGGAAGATATGCAGTTAGGCCCATCTGGTTCTGACCGGCCAGATATTTTTATGTTTGAAAAAAGCTACGCGCAGTTCAAGCCCATAATTTATGAGATCAAGGTAAGCGTGTCTGATTTTAGGAGCGACATAACCAGTGGGAAGTGGCAGAAATATATAAAATACACATCGGCTGTGATTTTTGCTGTGCCTGACGGCATGGTTACGAAGAATGACATTCCAGATGGCTGTGGGCTAATCGTGCGCAAGGAAAACGTTTGGCGTAATACAAAGAAGCCGACATTGCAAGTGATAGATACGCTGCCTCACAAAGCCTGGATGAAGCTGCTGATTGATGGTGTAGACCGCTGTCACTCAGAACGTCGGGAACGCATTATCAAATACCGCATTGATAGCGAGCTGGTTTGCAAGAAGTTTGGAAAGGAAATGGCTGAGTTGCTCTCTGATGCGCAGCACGCTGAATACATCATAAAGAGCAGGAAATCACAGATTGAGGAACTAGAAAAGTCTTTTGATGAGAGATTGGAGAAGTCTAAGAAGCGTTTCGATGATTCGATTAGGCGTCATGAGGGTTCAGCGTCACAAATACTGTCAGAGTTAAGGCAGGCTCTTGGCGCGAGAGACGAAGCAGATGCATATGAAATTCTTGGCATGGCAAGAAATGCAGCGCTAGCCATAGATAGAGATGTGGAGGTCAACAGATTAAAGTCAAAGTTGCGATCTATCGAAGCTGCCTTGAAAGACATTGACCGTAAAGCCCCATTTCTGGAGGTAGTCAAATGAGCAAGCCTACCCAAACCCAAGAAACTCGCTTCTACGCATCACTACATCGTAAAGACCCGATCTACAAAAGCCTGTTTCCGCAAACGACTAGGCATAGCCCGGACTACACAGGAAAGGCTCGACTCGATGAATGCGTATTACGTAATGCCGATATATTCGTTGGCTACGACATGCACCGAGACAGCATAGTCAGACTGATGCAAACTTTAGCGGTGCGAGAAGTGAAACGGGCAATGTCTGAGATGCGTTATTCGGATGACATTGTTGAGGTATTGAAATCAAACGGTCTAATTTTTGAGGTGAGGAAATGAAAAAGTATCTTTGTGTTATAGGAAGCTATCAGGATTTAATAGAAGGACAGGTATACGAAGAAAAAAATGGAGCGTTGGCTACAAGCAGTAATAATATTTTTTACGAAGAATATATACGGGACTATTTGATAGATGTGAATCTAATACCAGTCACCACATTTGAAAAAGACGGGCACGAATGGATTAATTTTCCTCTCGTGTACAGACCTTGCATGGAAAAGTGGGTTTTTCTATCAAGGAATTTTAAAGACATAAACCAGGAAGGTTACCGCATCCTATCCACCGGAGGAGACTCGTTTTCGGATGACCACAACGCAACTGCTCCGGATGAGAGCTTGCCGGAAAGTAACATAGCCGAATGGTCGAAAGTTCAGGAGCGTGATTGTCGTGACGCATCACCCGAAGAGCTCAGATACGAAGCGAAGAAGCTGATTGAAATCGCTAACAGCATTGTTGATGACGTTAACAACAAAGCACCAAAACCTTTCCCCTCGAAAGCCCTGAGCCTCACTGATGAGCTGCCTATGATGCTGGGTGGTAAATGGGGTGGCACTCATGATTAACACACTAATCCACATATCCGGTTTATTTTTCCTGAGCGTTGGTTTTACGTTTGCGCTGTTGTGGGCCATTGGCGTAGTTGAGATTGACGTGAAGATTGGGAGCGGTGAGCGATGAATAATCCTGTGTTTTTAGTGGTTGGAATAATCGCAATCTTTATGCCTATCCCTGTTTATCTTTTTTCTGATGCCTCATTAACAGAATTAGCTAAATTATTCCTATCAATGTCGTTTATTGTGATTGGTTTGCTGTATTTAAAAATGGCCTCAGAATGACAGCCTACCGAGCGGAGACAATAGGCGACTTTCCAGCAGCGTTTAGTAAGGCTGAGGCAGAAGCTAACCGTCTTGCCGCTGCAGGAAAAGTTGTTCTTGTTGAAGTTACCGAAGAAGAGCCAACCGGAAAGTGGGGAATGGCTAGAATTTGGCGAAAGTGGATGTCTCAAACTGCCGAGTGGATGTCCAGGCAGGGCGCGACAATGCCTTTATGCTTCGACAAAGACGGAAAGCCATACGGCTCACGCGAATTCAATGCAGCAGACGCTCATGAGCTTTTCACGGCTCAGTGGTTGGGATTAAGCAAAGACGGTGAGCGTTTGTCATGGTCAAGAAAGGGTAGGGATGGAATGAGAGCGGCAACAAAATCAGAACGGTTTCACGCAATGCAGCGCCATGAATCTTGGAGTGTGGAGCGCGGCATTAATTTGTTTAATCCGAGAGAAGAAAACGAATATCGACAAATTGAATCAGATTGCTGCGAATGGTGAACAAGTGCGAGCGCAATCCTCGCCCTTCAGGGCGGGGAGTAATCAACCAGCTTAGCGGCAAGATGAGAGGATAAGCAATGGCAGGAATCAAAATCAAAGCAGCAGATTCATGGTTTTCAAAGTGCGTTCGGGAAGCGGCGAATTGGACTTGCCAAAAGTGCGGCACTCAGCATCAGCGCAAAAGCAGAGGTCTGGAATGTTCGCACTATCACGGTCGTGGTAAGTGGTCTGTGCGCTTTGATCCTGACAACTGCCTTGCACTATGCACGGCTTGCCACTTCCTAGTAGGTGGCAATCCTGAGCTTCACACAGAGCTATTCAGAAGTCTGCGAGGCGAAGGGTTAATGTCGATACTGCGGGAAAAGGTGAATGACTTGAGTTTAGGCAGGCAAGCTAAGCGAGAGGAAAAGCAGATTTCAAAACATTATCGTGAGTTGCTGAAAGTTTTGGAGTCGCGCAGAGATGCGGGAGAAATGGGAGTGTTCGAGATTGAGGGTTATTTATGATTTTATCGACAATTGTCAGGCCGATTTTATCTTCTTTGTTGATTTATGCAGTTTACACGGAAACAGGAATCTACACCGCCATTGCATTTGGATGCGTGCTTTTATCAACAGAGGTTACGTCTTATTTAGTCGGCAAGATATTGAAAAATAAGAAAGGTTATTTATGATACTTATGGTAGTTTCAATTTATTTGATATTTTTCTCACTTTATTCGCTGCGTTGTAATTGGGTGAAAGATTTCAAAATCTCATACTATGAGACGAAGCTTGAAAACAGGGGTGTTGATATCGAGCACATAAAAGATATTTCTCTGCGGGAGATTTTGAAAAAATGATCGAAGAAAAATACAAACACCGGCCAGACTTGTGCTTGATAGCGATATCTCTTCGGTGCCGTGGCGAGCTAAATATCACGAACGAGGAATTTCAGCGAGCCGAGAAATACGCACTGACGATGATGTACGAAACGAACTGCAAAGTTAAGCCGATGACGCCTATTCCGATAGTTAATGAGGCGTGGCCGGAAGACGAAAGCAGGATTGATATCATCGGTAGTAATGGAAATGATGGTTTGGTGTATTCGGAGGAAAAATCATGAAAGAAACTTACAGCCATGAATTTAATTATGTTCAGAAACTTATTCAGCGCGCTTTTGGCATGTGGCGCATAAACAGGGATTCAGTAGATTTTAAATGGGGCTACTTCGCGCCTAGATTTGGTTTTGAATTAATGTTTAACCGAGGCGGATATTTTGACCAAACCACAAGTGTAACGATATGCATCCTTTGGGGTGTATTTAATATAAAGCTTCCTTTCAAAACAAGCATACCTGAAAGCTGTGACTGCCCTCGCTATGGAATTCAAATACATAGCGATACGCTATGGATTCACTTAGGCGGTAAAATGAATGATTGGGAGCAGTGTGATTCAAAGTGGATTACATGGAACATTCCTTATGTTACATGGCAACTCGATTTCCACCAGCAGAAGGGTGCTGATGGTGGGTGGATTAAGAGTGGATATGAAAACAGAGATAAGACGTACAAAGAAGAGCACCCATACTCCTACACTTTAAGGTCCGGAGAAGTTCAGAGCGTTATCGCAACTTGCACGCTAGAGCGGTGGCAGCATCATAGAAAGTGGTTTCCATTTCTGAAAAGGAAAAGTTCCGATTTGTGGATAGCGTTTAGCGGAGAAGTTGGCGAGGAAGCAGGCTCTTGGAAAGGCGGCACCGTTGGGTGTGGTTGGGAAATGAAGAAAGGAGAGACAATAAGTGACGCATTGGTGCGCATGCAGGCCGAGAGGAAGTTTTAATGACAACGATTGCATACGATGGAAACACGCTAGCGTCTGATTCTTTGAGTTGCTGCGGATTTAAAGAGCAAAGCCCTGCACGTAAAATTTATGAGCGCGAAAAGCAGTATATTGCTGGCTCTGGTTTAGTAGGCGCAATCAAACGATGGATTGAATGGTATGACGATGGCGCAGACCATGACAAGTTTCCAGACCTGAAAGACGACTTGGGCGGGATATTCATTGTCGATAAAGAAACGAAGCTGCTCCAGGTTTGGGGTGCTGGCTATCCGTATCCGGTTGTTGATTGGAATTTAAAGCCAAATGCGCTTGGCTCCGGCGAGCAGTTTGCTATGGGCGCTTTGTTGGCGGGTGCAAATGCAGAGCAGGCCGTAATAATCGCAAGCAAGCTTGATACAGGAACGAATGACCAGGTTCAGGTGATAGTGCTTTGATGTGCGGCGATTGCTGGCTTGAAAACGGAAACCCTTTTAACTGCAAGTGTGAGACAAATGATGAACTACACGAAAATAGACCCAAAATCCCGAATGCTACTCGACAACTGGCGCTTGATCTGGACGCACTACATTTCCGACAACATGGTATCAATGTCGGAGTCGATAAAGCGCCATGCAAACCAGCTTAGTGCCTTGTCCGGATGCGGCTTTGACGTTGAGCATGAGCGAGTTAATCAACTGATCGTTAGCCAGGGCCATAGCGCAAAGGAAAATCTAAACCGGATCAACTGGGCGCTGGAAAATGCTAGAAACACCGGACGAAGTTGAGTATTTCGATTACCCTGACGATGTGCGATCATTGTCATCGAAGGCGGCAGAGAGGGAAGAGTTAAGGCGGCTGATGGATGATTGGATAGCCGAACACGGAGAGCCGATAACGCAGGGAGCTACAGAGACCGTACCGTTTAAGCCGGTATGGGGCCAGGAACATAATCAGAGATTGAAGGCGAGAAAGAATGAGCGTAAAGCAGCTTCTGAAAATGACGGTTCGGGCGGCACAGCATGATCAAGGCTTTGGCGGAAAAGCTGAATTAACCAGCTCGGACATTGCGGCCGCATTATCTTATTGTAATTTCACTGACTTCGAGTACCGATATCTATCTGCAGTATTTCTCCAATCCGAGCCATACGGCCATGGCACTGATTTGGATCGATCAGCTTATCTCTGGGTTGTCGGTATCGCGAATGATCACGGATGGGATGTGGTGCCTGGTAAGCCAGTTTTACGAACTCTGGCTGAGATTTGCATCGAAGAGCGAATCAACCCACGACTTGTGCTATGTAAATACTGCTGCGGAACCGGCGTTAGAAAAGATAAGCATGGCCAGCCCAAGCAGTGCAACCACTGTGACGGCGAAAAAGATGATGAGTTTTCCAGGACAGCCATAGGCAACGGAGTTAAGCGTAAATCAAACCGGCACTATGCTTCTCGCCTCGATATAGACCACAAGACTTACTCTTCGAAATGGTCAGAAAGGAAAGACATCATTACCAGCGCCTTGATTACCATAGAAAACAAAATCAGATATTTGCGACACGCAGTTATTGACTGATTCCCCAAAACAGGCTAATTTATTATCAATAATGGGGTAATGACCCCTGCGCTCCCAAGAATTCCCCCTCAAACCCCCTTAACCGGGGTTTTTTTATGCCCGGAGATTGACCGGGCTTTTTTATTTGGTGCCTCATGAAAATCAAGCCCGGCGCAAACATTTACGGATTGCATCCGATGATGCAGGTTGCAAATGCGATTGCTGCGGTAATTTATCGTGAGCACGGTCAAGAGCTGGTTATAACGTCCGGCAATGACAGCAAGCACAGTGCAAATTCATTGCATTATAAATCAAGGGCTTGCGATTACAGGACTTTCTACTTCACGTCGAAGGCAGAAGCGCAACTGGTGGCCAAGCAGATCAGTGTGGCGCTTGGGCACGATTATGATGTTGTCTGCGAAATGGATCATATTCATTGCGAGTACGATCCTGAGAACCCAAAACTAATTTAACGTACCCGCCAAGGTTAACGGATTGCACATGCGGTCGCCCTCAAACTGGTGGGTCATCTTATACGAGCGAATAATGTCAGTAATCGGCAGCGTCATTAAAAATGTGATTGGTGGGGTGCCTGGAGTCCCATTTGACGCTGTCCGGTATCAATCTGATTACGTTATGTATGGCGGGCAGTATGTAGTTTATTCCGCGCCGATAGCCCAGTTAGTTGTACAGCCGACATTCCAAGCGTTCCCAGTTATCGAAGCTGTTGCAAGCGCATTTGAGTCTGATCGTTTTTCAGCAACGGTTAGACAAGCAGGCACCTCCTCAGTAGATTCATTCGTTTATCAGAGTGATAACGACAATACACCCGGCTGGGCGGGACTTGTTGATTACCAGCAAACCGCGAATCATTTCACAAAAATCCGAAGCGATGATCCGGTTATCGTGACGATCAACCGTCTTGATGCCGAAGACATTACCAGCGTAGTTGTCCGGCCTTTGGAGCGCAGCATAACGCCAGTAATCAGTGGAGATTCGGTCACTTTTACGCTGACTGAGCCAGATGCTTACACGGTCGAAATCGACGAAATTGCGGAGATTACGGCGACAATCACCGGCATCGGTGAAGTCACCAAGCAGATAGTTAAGCATCCTCTTTTCATATTTTTGGCCCCACTTGAGGATGACGTACCCGAAGATTTCGAGGCTGAGGGCTTGACGTATTACGGCCCAGGCATTCACGAAGTTGGGCTAGACCAGGCGCTTGCGAACGGCTCTCATATTTATCTTGATTGGGGTGCAGTCGTAAAAGTCGGCTACGTGGCCTCACAGAGCGACCCCAGCAATATCCATGTCCACGGCAACGGTGTTATCACTACGCTGGGCTTATCTGACCCTGCCGAAGGCTGGTACGGGCATGCCTTTGATTTTACCGTTAACTCGGTAGGCTCCGGCTCTGCAAACGGCGTTAATAATCGCATTTCCGGAATAACGATTACTGACCCTAAAAAGGCCTGCATCGTCAGCTACAACGAATGCGACCTTGATCACGTCTCGATGATGAGCTGGAACCCAACTCAAGACGGCATGACGTTAGGCCCAGGCTCAACCAGCACGGGCTGGGTTTTTGTTAAAACGCACGACGATCAGTGCAAGTGGTATTACGGCGACCAAACGCACGAACGAATAATCGTTTGGCAAATGACGGCGGGAAGCCCTGGCAAATTGGGCTGGAATTTGAGTAACGCGCCGACCGGGAACGTCATTGAAAAAATGATAGTCGTTCGATCAGATGTTATTACCGACTACCAAAGCACTGAAGTCGATCACCCAGAATGGCGCAGCACGTCCGCAATTATATCCTGCATGGCGGTGAACTCAGGTGGCAAAGCAGGCGGCATCATTTTCAACAATCTAATCATTGAAGAAGAACACCTTCTCAGAATCATGGGTATGCGCCTGCAGGCTTACCACATCGGCAAGTATTGGGGCGAGCCTGACGCTGGAGACGCTGTTTTTGATGTTCGAGTTAATAACCTGACGATGCCAAACGCGCCATATAAGCAGTCGTTTTTGTATGCCAATGGCGTTGAATTGGATAACGAAACCACGGCATCCGACCCAGAAGTTGCTATTGCCGCAAACATCAAAAAGATTTGGGCGGAAAATTGGGTTATCGGAGGCGTTGTCGTCGAGGGATTAGCTAACCTGCCGAGCCAATTGGACGGCAATGGTTTGATCAGAGAAAACAACGGCGCAGGTTCGGTGCTCAACACAATTTGGCAGGAAGATTTATCGGAGTATGAATAATGAGTTTTGACCTTTTTACGCTGACAAGCGGGATGACTCCGGAGGGTATAGGGAAGGCGTTAAAACAGTTCGACGCAAGAAATAATGCTGTAGTTTGGTTAGGTATTGATTCGCTGACGAATGGCGTTAGTGGGCATTCTTACGATGTTGTGTTTGAGAAGATGGCGCGCGGCGTTGCTGGCTGGGGTGGTCGATGGATTCCGTTTCATAGCCAGACCGGTACGTGGTTAGAAGTTGATACATATAAGTCCGGATTTTCTTTAGTCGATGCCCTCAACTTTCAGGATGACCGAAAAAAATACTCGCTCGAAGGCAAGGGAGCTTATGCAGCAACGAGTGGAAACGTCACTTTTCAGGTGACGCCGGAATTCAATTGGGCGTACTGTGATGTTTACTATTTACAGCAACCAGGCGGGGCATCTTTCGCTATAGATAGGCCGATTTCTGGCGCGTCGATTGACGTAGATAGTGATGGCACGCTGGGCATCGGTAGCCAGCGCATTACTAACTTCCTGCTCGATGGCGAGACGTCAGACAGTGCGTATGCATCAGGTGCAAATAGCGTTCGTGTGCGTAACGCTGCGCTTGATGGCGACCTCACGATTTACGGCATTATGTTTTACTCAGGTAGTGGCGGGCCTTGCTTTATCAATGCGGCAACGGGCGGCATGACTGCGGAGAATTTCGATAAATTGGATGACGCCTTTCAGGCTGAGTGGATGTCGCGGCTCGGAGTTAACCACGCGATCCTAAATGCGGGAATGAATGATGGCTTAAGTGGCAACACAAACGAAGTTTTTGAAACAGCTATGTCGTCAATCTTAGGAAAATTTCCTGAGCGCACTACCACAATTATTGTCAGGCCCAACGATAACGATCAAGATGATATCACTGGTTACGATTCAATTTACAGTGATTTAGCCGATGCATCGTTATACCGCACTCTTTTCAATCTAAAGACAGAATACGGCGATTACGACTACTTTAATGATAATGGCTGGATGCTCGATTTGGTGCACCCTAATTTGCATTTTCAGCGTCGATTTGCACAGGATATGTGCCGTCTTATTTTTGGCGCTGCCTTGTATGAAGATACCCCGGCAGTCATTGATTATGTCGCTGACGATACGCAGTAAGGTGTGAAATGTGGATGAACTCAAGCAGTTTTGGTTTTGGATTATCGCCTTGTTGGGCGGAGCGGCGGCATTCCTAATGCAACGTGCGCTGGCTCGAATTGATAAAGACCGTGACGAACATTCAAGGCGCATAGCCGCGCTTGAATTAAACAAAGTTTCAGTTGCAGAGCATGACAAAAAGCTGACAGAAATGAAGGCCGATATTTTAAGCCAAATACAGCACATGGATAAGCGGTTTGACCGATTTGAAGAAAAGCTGGACAGGTTGTTATTCCGAAGCGATCAGAAGGGTGATTGATTTATGAGTTTCTGGGCAAAGCTGTTTGGCGCATCTGAGATAGTGGATAAAGTTTCAAGCGGTGTCGATGCTGCTTTTTTTACACCTGAAGAAAGAGCAAAGCATTATCTTGAAGTTCTGAAAAATATCGAGCCATTCAAGATTGCCCAGCGTTGGTTGGCGGTGATTATCATTGTTCCTTATGTTGCTGTATGGCTTCTTTGCGCCGTGATGTTTGCTCTATCCGGATTCGTTGATGGCATGAGCGGGTTAATGGAAGTCAGCGACAAATTAGCAGAACGAAACAACGATAATCTGGGAATGCCGGTGGCAATTATAGTAGCGTTTTATTATGGAGGCGGTGCCGTAGAAGGTGTCGTAGCGAAGTTTAAAAAATGAAACTACTTAAAATGAACATCCTGACCGCCCTAGTGGCGGTTTTTTTATGCCTGAATGTTAGTGCGGCTTTGCCATCCGGCGTTATTTATAAGTTGGATTTCGAGACAGGGCGAGTGCAGCCGAATACCGGGTCAGGGCCATGTACTGCTGAAAATGACTGCGGCTGGTATGGGGCGATGCTGCCTCCCGCCAACTCCACGACAAGCTACTGCCCTAAGACAACTGACACATATAACGAAAACGCTGGGATTTCTGCAGTTAGTTCTGAGTGTCGATTCGGTGATTATTGTGGCCGTTTCCGCGTTTATTATCAGTGCGATTATCGAAACCTTAACGGCGGTGACGGCACTACTAAAAACAACAACGGTGGTCGTCAAAAACCAAGGCAGGGCTGGTCTATCCCTCAAAATAATCCCGACTGGCAGATCAAAGAAGGCACTGAATACTGGGTTGCTCTGAGTTATAAAGTTCCCTCGAACTGGATAACAGACCCGAATTCGAACTTCGAAAGCCTGATGCAGTTTTTCAAAAATGAAAGCAGAAACAACGAGGCCAACGCGGTGGTTCTACGGGTAGTTGGCAGCAATTACGTTTTTAATTTTGCTAATGCAAACAGCAATTCAGGCGAGTCATACACTTACCCTGTGGTTAAAGGTGAATGGCAAGATCTGCTACTGAACTTTCGCTTATGCGGGTCGGGCTGTAGCAACGGCTTTATCAAGCTGTATTTAAACGGGAACGACACGCCCGTTTTTACAGATACCGGCGACAACACCGAATCACAAACCCACAAGCTAGCAATAAATCTATATAAGCACTCATGGCATTGCTCCGGCGACACGCAGTTCAACTACAGCGCGTGTATGCAAAACCCGAACTCAACGAATGACACTGGCCAGAACGGGCCGCGCCAGGTTTTTTTTGATGAGCTGCGTTTATGTGATGGCTCTTTCACGATTGGGACTATCGGCGCATGTTCACCCGCTTGGGATGAGAGCGCACCCACGGCTGAGCTTGAAGTAACGGAAATAAATTTAGGCGTACCAGTTCCCGCAGAGCAGACACCAGTTTATTACACTGCGCTGGGCGGTGACATTAGCGGCGTTTATCGCATATCCGCAACGGATCAGAGCGGCAATACAACCGACATGCCCGCAGTTCACTCTAATGCAACGGGCGGCCGATTCGAAACAAACGACTTTACCGGACTGCAGCTTAACCCCGTTGATTGGCGTTTTTATTACGACAACGCAAACATTTTGTTTTCATCCGAGATAGACGACCCTGCTGTTGGCACGAATTGGGGGTCGCCCCTTGACGCGACCGTAACATCCGCGACCGGCGAATTTGGAAAGCAAAACGCGGTGACTGTAACGAATGTCGGGACTAATTTCGGCTACTTAAATCGCATCGAGTCCGCATCATCCGGCGATGAAATCACAGTGCGCATGACGCTCAAAGCCGGGACTCAAAACGCGGTTCGAATACGGGTTCGAAATGAGGCTTCAGATACTCTAATTTTCTCCGGCCCGCTGGGCGAGATGGCGTTCTTCGCTACCGGCTTCGGCAGTGGCCACGAAATCACTCAGCAGTACCAGGATTTGAACGGACTTTGGCACATCGAATTCAAGTTCGTGACTGACTCTACGGGTACGCATCGGTTCCATTACGGGCCGAACGTTAACACCGATGGCGCATCGATCATTGTAAATTCGACCACGGTTTGGATTGATCGATCTGCGGCAACCTACGAAGATTTTGAATTCCCTGCTGAGCTTCCAGACGCATCCGCGCCGATTTTTTCCGAGTCAACAATCAGCATGCCGACTCTCGGAAATTATATTGCGTCATACATTGTCAACGATGGCGCGCAGGGTGAGGGTCAATACTATTACGTCGATGATACTTTCGAGACCGCACCCTCGGTGGCGCAAGTTAAAGCCGGTCAAGGCTCTGACGGCATTGTCGCAACTGCGGCTTTCTCCGGCACAACAACAACCCCAGAAATTACGCTGAGCTATTCCCGAAATCCCGAAATAAAACACTGCGGCTACATGGTCTATACGAGCGTGTACGGCATCGATTCGCTTGTCACTAAAACCGACGAGTGTATTGAGCCGGTAACGGCCCCAGATAATCCAAAAACCATTGCGTGGGCGGATGACTACAACGGCACTGATGACAACCGGATAGTTTATCGCGGCACACTATTCACAGGAACAATGGACTTCTGTGTTGGCTATGACGATTTCAATCGATACACAAGCGCATCCAATGCTAAGACCCCGCTATTTGTAGCGAGCGATATCGCTTTTACATCGGGTGCTGCAACTCTGGTAGAAGCCGACTTAGACACAGGCTCAATAAACCAGCTTATCACCGGTAAATACTACGCGGTCGAATGCTGGCGACAGGACACGTCTGCTATCACTGGGATCACAAAGGCCAATCCAGCCGTTATTACATCAACTGGGCATCCATACAGTAGTGGTGACTATGTGTATTTCGGCGGCATCGGCGGCATGACAGAGTTAAACGGCGTTGAGTTACCCGCAACGAGCATCAATTCAAATTCATTCTCGGTGCCAATTGACTCATCGTCATTCACTGATTACACGTCTGGCGGAACAGCGTACGGCGACATCCAAACGTACAACACACGCATACAGGTGATCGAACAGTAATGGCTGATAGACGCGGAGAGCTAACAGAACAGCGTGGCTCTGACGGGAGAGGTGCGCTTGTAGATCAGGTGTATTACAGCCCGGCTTATCAAGTCGATCTAACACCGGCCACTACGGTTATTGTTGCGCCGTTTATTTCGCTTCAGGTTCAGTTTGGCGTTGAGCTTGAATCGGTAAGCGTTGAAGCATCTGCGCCCGACATTGATTTCAGTTTGGAGCCAAGCGTTAACTTAATTTCAACTCAGGTGTTCGCAGATGTCCCAGAGTTAGAAATACATGTTCAGCACGGCGTTCAGCTGCAGCCGGTTGCTGTCGTTGCGAGCGTTCCTCTACTTAATCTCGGTGCAACCTACTACATCGATATAGACCCTGCTGCAGCGGTTGCAACAACTTCCAATGTCGAAATCTACACATCATTAGGAACCATTTTAGACCCGGTTTTTATAACCGCGTCGACTCCCGATGTTGAGCTGGTTCATGGCTATGTAGTGAGTCTAAGCGAGGCGCACGTTGAAGCTGAAACAACGCCAGCTGAATGGGGCGCTTCGGTTTCTTTGGATTTAATGCCAGCCGCAGCGATATCCCGAACGCCAGACATAAACCTCCTTCTTTCAACAGCTCAACTTTGGTCGGTAAGGCCGAAATCAACCCCAACTTGGACAATCCAGGGCTAATACTATGGCAACTGCTTTCACACTTGTTAACACCTTTTTGGAGGCGTTAGCAGAGAAAAAACACGACCTCTCAAGCGACCAAATTGTAATTGCGTTAACAAATTCAGCGCCATCAGCGGCTAATTCGGTGTTAGCGGACATTACGGAGATATCGTACACAAACCTATCTTCGCGGAATATCACAACTGTCAGTTCGTCTCAATCTGGTGGTACTTATAGCCTGGTATTGCAAGACCACACGCTAACAGCATCGGGAGCAGTCGGCCCATTCCGGTATGGCGTCATTTACAACGCTGATGCTGCTAATGATGAGCTAATCGGATTCTTCGACTACAGCACAAATTTATCGATGGTCGATACAAATACATTCCTCGTCAATTTCGGCGCGACTCTATTCACCCTATCGATATCAGTGTAAGGAGCCATCATGCCAGACGTATCAGCAGCAGGGACTTACACCAAGGATTCACCGGGTTGTATCGGACTCGGAGCCACACCGCACGAGAGAGCCATTCTATTTGCAGGCTCAACAGTGGGGAGCTCATGTCTAGTTCAATACACCGATGATGGCGGTACAGACCGCACGTTTTCTAACGGCACTATATCGACTCTGCCCGCATCTATCACAGTAAAAGCCAATATCGCGGTCAAGGTTGTGTTTACAGGCACACCGGATTGCAATTTCACAATCGCAGGCTGACACATATCACCATGTGAGTACGGAATATCCCGAGGATATATCCAGAAACATGGCGAAATACGACAAACAGCACCAACCTACGAGGAGTGCGCACAAATGAAAAAGATTCTTACTAATCAATTAAGTAGCTTCCAGAGTAGATGGCAGTGACTACCAAGAGAGGCGGCAGGAAGGCAGGTACGCCAAACAAGGCTACAGCACTAGCTAAAGACAACATTCTTGCCGTTTTCAATAGGATAGGTGGCACAGCAGCAATGGCTGAGTGGGCAATCGAGAATAAGACTGAGTTTTACAGGCTGTATTCAAAGCTGATTCCAGTTGACATGAATCACAGCGGCTCAGCACCGATACAGCTCATCATCCAGGCCAAAGATGAAGGACTTTGAGTTAACCGGTGCGCAAGATGAGGCGATGGATTACCTCATAAGCAGGGCTGTACATTGCGGATTGGGTGGCGGCTCTCGGAGTGGCAAGACATTCCTGCTAGTCAGGGCAATCATAATCAGGGCGCTCAAGTCTGAAGGAAGCAGACACGCCATATTCCGTTTTCGTTTCAATGCGATTAAGGCATCGATAGTTTACGACACGCTGCCCAAAGTGATGAGCTTGTGCTTTCCAGGCTTGATGGACAAGTGCACGCTCAACAAGACAGATTGGTTCCTTGAGTTGCCGAACAAGTCACAGGTTTGGTTCGGTGGCCTGGATGACAAGGACAGAACAGAGAAGGTGCTCGGTCAAGAGTTCGCGACCATCTACTTCAATGAGTGCTCACAGATACCGTTTAGCTCGGTTGTGATGGCGCTTAGCCGGTTAGCGCAACAGACAGAGAACCTGAAGCTCAAGGCCTATTACGATTTCAACCCGCCATCAAAGCGGCACTGGACGTATCTGCGGTTCATTCGAAAGATTAACCCAGACACCAAACAGCCCGAGAAAGACCCGGACAACTATCAGTTCCACGTTATCAATCCGGCAGACAATAAAGAGAACCTTGCTCCTGAATATCTGGCCATCTTGGATGGGTTGCCGGAGAAGGCGCGCAATCGGTTCTTGCTGGGTAAGTTCGCTGATGATGATGACGGTGCGCTGTGGACGGATGAGCTTATCGCCAAGAACCGCAGGCTTGGACGCCAAGAAGAGAACATTCCTGACTTCTTGCGCATCGTGGTTGCTGTTGACCCATCTGGATGCAGTGGCGAAGAAGATGAGCGATCAGACGAGATTGGTATCGTGGTCGCAGCATTAGGAACGGATAACCATGGCTACCTGATTGAAGACTTGTCAGGACGCTACAAGCCGGAAGTGTGGGGCAAGATAGCCACCGAAGCGTATCACCGGCACTCAGCAGACAGGGTGGTCGCAGAACGCAACTATGGCGGGGCAATGGTTGAGGCGGTGATCAGGGCTGCTGATGCCGACATACCCTACCAAGAAGTAGTCGCGTCTCGCGGCAAGGTAGTCAGAGCTGAGCCTATATCCGCATTGTATGAACAAGGGAAGATTCACCACATTGGCTACTTCCCGGAGATTGAAGATCAGCTTTGCGCTATGTCGGTTAGTGGTTATCAGGGCCTGAAATCACCGGATAGAGCGGACGCCATGGTATGGGCATTCACAGAGCTATTCCCGTCACTGACGAGAAAGCCCAGAGATAGAAAAAAGCAAACACACAAAACTATTGGAATCGTTTAAGCAATGATGACAGAGCTAGAGCTACTTACAATCTTAAAGAATCAGCTAAACGATTCTATTAAGTATGCTAACGATGATTTCAAGAACAAGAATAAGTCGCTTACTGACTCGTACAACCAAGAAAAGTACGGCAACGAGGAGCCTGGGCATAGCCAGGTGATTGCGTCCGATCATTACGATATGGTCGAAAGCGACATGCCTGCGCTGGCTCGCGTGTTTCTCGGCCCGAGCAAGATATTGGGGTTCAAGCCATTCGGCAAAGATGACGTAGAGGAAGCTAAGCAGAAGACTGATTACGCGGACTACATCATCCGAAGCCAGCGCGACTCGTTCAAGATCATTCACGACTTTCTGAAAGAACCTGGATTCTCTAAGTGTTCGATCATTAAATTCTATCCGGACGAGATCGAGAAGCCTGAATACGTGATGTATGAGGGGCTGAGTGAAGATGAGCTAACGTTGTTAATGCAGGACTTGGAGGCTGGTGATGATGTCGAGAAGGTTGAGATTGAATCACAGGATGAGATCAAAGCAAAGCGCTCGCAGATGCAGACGCTTGAAGGTGAAGTCTCAGAGCCAAGCGAGACTCGATATAACGTCCGCTTCCGAGTCGTAAAGAAAACCAAGAAGATCACGCTGGTTAATGTCCCGCCCGAGTCGTTCATCATCTCGCGCGGTGCTGACGATAAAGATACCGCGGCAATGATTGGTGATGAGTGCACCAAGACCAAAGGTCAGCTGGTTGCCGAGGGCTTCGACAAGGAAATGATTCGCAAGCTTCCCCCCATGCAGACAGAGCGGGGCGAGGAGGTACGGCAAGACCGGTTCGAAGATCAGGGCGGCTGGGATTACAAGTCCGGTTATCACTGGACCAATGAACAGGTGGTAATCCAAAACCTGTATCCGCTGGTTGATTACGATGAGGACGGCATACCAGAGCGCCGATTCATCATGAAGTGCGGCGAGAAGATACTGCAGAACGAGCCATACGGTATCGCACCCTACGCTATCAACTCACAAATACTCATGCCGCACACCGCTATTGGCAAGTCACGAGGCGAGCAGGCGCAACGTTACCAGCTTGAGAAGACTGCAATTAAGCGCGGGATCATGGACAACGTTTATTCCGTGAACCGTCCCCGCATGGCAGTGGATGACAGTGCCGGGTCAATTGATGGCGGTAAGGTCGATCTTGATGATTTGGCGGTGCACCGGATCAATGGATATGTTCGGGTCGATGGCTCGCCGCACGAAGCGTTAATGCCACTGGTTGTGCCCTATATTGGCGACAGCGCGCTTCAGGTTGTCCAATACCTTGATACCGAGAAATCAAACTCCCTCGGTGCCCAGCTTGCTAACCAAGGGCTTAGCTCTGACAAATTCTATAAAGAAACTGCTACCCGGTTCGAAGGAATTGAGGAGAGCGCACAAGCCAAGATTGAATTGGTTGCTCGCGTCTACGCTGAGACCGGGTTCCGACAGCTTTATGAAGGCGTGATCTGGACTGCTCAGCACTACCAGGACACTGAGTGCGAGATCATGGTGCTCGGTAAGGAGATGACGGTCGACCCGCGCAAGTGGCGTTATGAACACTACTGCCAATCCCAGGTTGGGCTCGGCGCCGGTGACAGTGCCGAGGCTATCGAGAACTTGGGGGCCATGCTGCAGACACAAACCGGACTGCTCCAAACGGGCTCGCCTCTCGTTGACTCCAAGAAGATTTACAACACGCTGGATGATTTGGCCAGGGCATTAGGCAAGCCAGACACCTCTCGTTACTACAACGATCCTGAAGTGCCTGAAGAACAGCTTATGGCCGAAAACGAGCAGATGAAAGCAATGCTCAGTCAGGCTCAACAGATGATGCAAGACCCGTATCTCAAGGCCGAGGAAATGAAAGCTCAGGCTAAGCTGATGGAGGCTCAGTCCAAGCAGGAATTGGATGCCAAGAAATTCATGATGGATATGCAGAAGTGGCAACAGGAATTCCAGCAGCAGCAGAGAGAGTTCCAGCAGCAAATGGCATTCCAGCTAACCAAGTTAGAAGTTGATTCCAATAAAGACATACCGGGGAGCACCGTTTAATGGATGAGGAAGCGCGTCTAAAAACAATCATTGCTCAAGGGCAGGGTGCCGATCAGTGGTTGAATCATCCAGCTTACAAGCACGTCATTACCCTGATGAAAGCCGAGTACATCGCTCAGTTTGAACAGACTAAATTCAAAGAAGCAGAGGAACGCGAAGAGCTTTGGCGCAAGCTGCAAGCATTAAACGGCATTGTGAACCGAATGGAAAAGATGATTCGGAATGGCGAGAACGCCAACAAAACGTTATTGCAGCGATTGAAGGAAAAGATTTCATAACCAATTCATTAACTAACAGACCCGCCTAGTGCGGGTTTTTTTATGCCCGGAACAACCCTAGAGGATTCCAAATGCCAGACGAAATTGAAGAAATTGTAGAGGACTCCATCGGAGCAACCGAAGCAGAAGAAGCCGTAGATACCTCAACGGTCATTGAAGGCGATGAGGACACGTCAGCAGCCACAGAAGGTGAAGAAAGCGACCTTCCCGAAGACGTCTATTACGACATAGACGGCGAGGAAGTAAGCGCAGCCGACATCAAGAAGTGGAAGTCCGGTCACATGAAAGACGCTGACTACACCCAGAAAACACAAGCGCTATCTGAATCACAGAAGGCCGTTAAAGCACAGCAGGCACAACTAGCCGATGGGCTAAACATGCTGGCCGAGATGGAATCTGAAATTGAAAGCCTTGCGCTGGGTGATTTGAAAAACGTTGACCTTGACGAGCTGCTGGCGAACGAGGACACCGCCGAGTATTTGAAAGTGAAGGGCCAAATGGAGAAGCGCGGTAAAGCGCTTGAATCCCTGAAAGCCAAACACGCAAAACTCAAAAGTGAACTCGGTAACGAAGCAGCAAAGCAAATCGCAGAGTCACTGGGCTGGCAAGACGAAGCCAAGCGCAAGTCAGACATCGACGCAATCACGAGTTACGCCAAAGACGTGGGCATTACCGATCATGAATTTGAACGAGTAACAAGCCCGAAAGTCATGGAAGCAATTCTGAAAGCAGCGAAGTACGACAAGTTAATGGCGAACAAGCCAAACGTGATGAAGCGAGTGGTTAAAGCCCCGAAGGTCTCAAAGCCTTCAACATCCAATTCAAAACCAAACCTAAAGCCGTGGGAAGAAGTCTACGGCACTGATTGAGGAAATAAAACATGTCTACATTAGGCGGCGATCTTTACACACTTTACGACTGGGCCAAGGAGCTTGCTCCTGATGGCAAATCTCTTCAGCGTATGGCTATGCTGTTGAGCCAGAAAAACCAGTTTCTCGATGTTCTACCGTTCGTCCAAGGCAACTTGCCCACAGGCCACCAAGCTACTGTTCAAACAGGTCTGCCAACTCCGACTTGGCGCATGCTGAACTCTGGTGTTCCGAATACCACAGACTCAACCGCGCAGGTCAATTTTCAGTGCGGGATGCTGTCTGACCGATCTCAGGTTGACCGAAAGATTGCGAAGCTAAACCGCAACGAAAAGCAATATCGCTATCGCCGGATGGAAGCGCACATGGAAGGGATGACCCAGGAAATGGCGCAGACTAGCATTTATGGAACCGCTTCGTCTTCTGCTGAATTCGTTGGACTTGCAAGTTACTACAACGATTCAAGCGCAGAGAATGGTGAGCAAATATTGCTGGCTGGTGGCTCCGGGTCTGACACGACCTCTATTTATTTGGTTGGCCTGTCAGACACCACCATATACGGGATTTTCCCAAGCAACTCACAAGCGGGCCTAATGCATGAAGACCTCGGCTTGCAGGACGCATTCGATGAAAACGGCAACAGATACCGCGCATACATGGATAACTATGAGTGGGATGCTGGTTTAGTTGTTGAGGATTGGCGGTATGGTGCTCGCATTGCGAACATTGAAGTGTCTGATCTGGTTGCATTAACCAGTACGCAGGCTCTGACCGCTTCCACGTCCATCATCAAGCTGATGACTAAGTTGATTGACCGCATTTACAGCTTGGATTCATGCAAGCCGTACTTCTTGGTTAACCGCACAGTTGCCTCAAACCTGCGCATTGCAGCACTGGATTCGTCCAACACTGTTGTGACAGTTCAGGAAGCTACTAACCAGTTTGGTAAGCGTTACGAGCAACTGCGATTCCACGGCATTCCGTTGTTGATTAACGACTGTATCACCAACGCTGAAACAGCAATTTCTTAAGGAGAATTCACATGATTCTTGATGCACAAGCACAGTTTTCAAGCTCGCAAGCGCTTACCTCTACAGGTGCCGTGGGTGAAAACGTAATCGACCTGCAAGTGGCACGGTCAATGGGCCACGGAGAACCTTTAGGGGTTTTATTCGTGGTGGAAGTGGCAGCAGACCAGACTTCAGGTGATGAGGATTACACCTTTGAAGTGGAGTATGCGACTAATGCCGCGCAATCCACAGGCCGTCAATTAGTTGGTCGTCGGGTTTTCGAATCCGGCACTCCCGATGCGCCAGCTCAGAATGCTGACTTACTGGTTCCAGGGTTTAAGTTCGTAATCCCGATACCTGCAGTAAGTATTGATGAAGCAGCCCGATACTTGGGTATTCGTTCCGTTATGGCCGGCTCCACTCCAACCATTACCATCTCGGCATGGTTGCAACCTTTGAGCATGATTGCCGATCCCATTATTCATTATGCCAACAACTCAACTATCGCTTAAGGAGTCTATTGATGCGAGTCAAAGCTAAGTTCGCAAAAGGCAAGTTCGGCTTCTCTGGCGGTATGCGCAGACGCAATGGTGATGTGTTTGATATCGACCCAAAAGATTTCTCCGAAACCTGGATGGTCAAGCTAGACGAAGACAAACCCAAGAAAGTCCGGAGAGTTAGCACCTCAAAGGATGACGACGAGGTAGGGGGCTTATAGCCCCCTTTCTTTTATGTCGACTATCTCAACGTACGCAGAGTTAAAGGACGCTGTTCAGAAGTACTCGAAGCGTAATGATTCGCTTTCGATGCTGGACACTTTTATCGATTTAACGGAGGCCGACATTTGGGAGGCGCTGCGCGTTAAAGAAATGGATGTTCTGGCCACGGCATCGGCTTCTACTGTTGAAAGGTTTCTACCGTTGCCGAACGGCTTCATTAAGATGCGTCGATTAAAAATTCAGATTGGTGGTATTTGGCATGACATGAATTCCCGAGATTTGAAGAACATGAACATTCTTGACAGCGTTGGCGTCCCTTGGGAATACGCTATTACAAGTGAGATCGAGTTCAACCGTATTGCTGACATTGCCTATCCGTTGGAAATGCAATACTACGTTGAGCTTGACGCGCTTAGTTCCACAAATACAACCAACGATGTTCTACTGAATTACCCAAAAATATACTTGGCTGGTTGCCTTCACCAGTTTTATCAATGGGCGCTAATGGAAGATAAAGCGGAATATTGGAGCGGTATATTCGACAAAGAAGTTGCCCGCGCTAACCGTAAATCCAGACTCGGTCGATACGGGCCAGCGCCCGCCATGTCTGTACAGGGGATGGTTGTTTGATACCGTTTAAATTGTGGGCCAATATCGGGCGGCATGATGCCACGCAATTTAGCGACGAGCAGGCCAGGAACGTAATCAATACGGTGTCCAGTGGAACGAAAGACACGTGCATTCAGGCGTTCCCAGGTTTGAAACTCGTCTCCTATGGGGCCGGTGTTGATCGTGGCGACACCGTAATGAGTGGTGTGCGTTATGTCATTAACGGGAAGCAGCTATTTAGAGAATCGGAGAGCGGTACGCGCACTGCGTGTGGCCCTGTTGATGGTACGGGTCGGG